TAGCCGAGCTGGCTTGGCAACACGTCGAGCACGACGACAACAGCGGCGGTAGTTATTGGGTTAAAAGCTACAAACTATGGACAATGGCAGACTTACCAACCGCGTAATACCCGTGTGCTATAAATACAGACCCGACTAGAAAAGGAAACCCGACATGCAAGAAAAAGTAGAAACACCCAACACGCAACTACAAAAAGTTACGTTGTTAGTAACAATGCACGATTACGACCCCGAGGATATGAACGCGGGCGAATGGTTGTTAAACGTGTTGTCAGCTGGCGAAAACAAAACACCACACGCACCGTACGCCGCAAAAGCATACGCACAAGCAATGCAAGTGTTAAGCGTAGAAAATTGCGAGATTGTGGTTTCCAATGGCCTTTAACATTGACAACTACGTAGACGTGCCAACCCGATTAACGGAAGCACTAAAGAAATACCCAAATTTGCGTATTCAAGAAACCGACGCGCAAGTAGTCACAATGCCCGACGGCTCAACCTTTTACCGCTGCACCGTAACCGTGTACCGCGACGTTGACGACGCGCTACCAGCAATTGCTACAGCTGCCGAGCCATACCCGGGCAAAACGCCTTACACCAAAAACAGCGAGTTTATGGTTGGCATGACCAGCGCTTTAGGCCGTGCACTTGGCTATATGGGTTTCGGCGTTAACAAAAGCATTGCCAGCAAAAACGAGGTGTTAGCCCGCCAAGACGACGACAGCCAACCAATGACAAGGCCCGAGCACACTCGAGCGGTAGCAGGCTCTAAAGCCGTCCTAAACGACGCTGCACCAAGCGGCAATTTTGCCAGCGCTAAACAAATTAACTTTATTAAAGCGTTAGCCAAGGGCCGCGAATACGACGAGGGTGAGCTACTGGAAAAGCTGCACGAAATACTCGGCCGCAATGACGTGATACTAGAAACGCTTACAGCGAGCGACGCCACCAAAGTTATTGGAATAATGAAATGACCCGGTACAAGTCTAATTACAGCTACGCACAAGACTTACGCGACGTGCGCCAACACAGCATGGAAATAGCCCGCAAGTTAGCTGCCGAGCAAGCGTTAGTTATGGAGTTAAACAACCGCATTGTTGAGCTGCAAACCGAGGCAGACCGTTTACAAGACGAGCTTAATTTGGCGCACGAAGCATTGCGCCGCGCATTTAAGCCGCAATGAAATTAACGCCCAACTTGATTAGTGAGCGAGAGTTTAAAAACTCGATTGTTGCGCTAGCCCGTGACCTCGGCTGGCTAGTCCACCATGACTTACCAAGCCAGCGCGCTAACGGTAGTTGGGCTACAGCAACACAAGGCGACAGCGGCTTTCCGGATTTAGTGTTAGTGCACCCGGGCAACATGGTTACAGGGCTAAAGCCAATGGTTGTGTTTGCCGAGCTTAAGACGCAACGAGGCAAGACAACAGCAAGCCAAGAGCAATGGCTAACAGCGTTACGCGCTTGTGGGCAAATGGCGTTTGTATGGCGCCCTGCACAAATGCAAGAGATACAAGAGCTACTATTCGGAACCTTTACACACCCCTCTAGTTAGACAATTGGCAAGCACCAAGACCTAAGCCCGTCGCACGGCAGTTGGTAACACACGGCAACGTGGGTAGAGCGCCACGCCCTTAAACAGGTGACGTGACGCGGCGGCCTATAAACATAATTAGGCGTAATGCAAGGTAGACGGATTGAGGCAGCCCGTCGGGTAGAGCATTACTGCATTAGGCTTTAATCGCTCGAGCATTGACATAACGATAACAAACCAACACAACCGAGGTAAACCCGACATGAGCAGCTACCAGCACGACCGAGAGCAAGGCGCTTGCGCCGCGCTAGCACAAGCCGTAGGCGCGTGAGCAATGGGTACTACAAACAACAGTAAGCAACGCAATCAAAAAGAATTTAAACACAATCGCTTAAAGGTGCTCGACAACGGCAACGCCGTGTGCCATTGGTGCGGAGTAAACCAAGCAACCGAGGCCGACCACCTCGAGCCGAGCGACGCCGGTGGAACAAACGACATTTCTAATTTAGTGCCGGCTTGCAAACCGTGTAACGCTCGACGAGGCCAACAATACGCACAACAAAAACAACGCGCTAAAACCCTTACACCACAAGGATTTGCGGAACCCGTTTTTTTACAAACACAAGCGAAGCCCCCGCAAGCTTTAATTCCTATATTTTTTGGAAACCAGCCGCAACCAGCTTTAACCGGCCGATACCAGCCGAGACTAGAAACAACGACGCACGTTGGCAGCCAATCACGCGCAATTGAAATTGGGGAGTTTGCGGAGAGGGTGCTTGGGCTACCGCTTATGGCGTGGCAGCTGCATTGCTTAAAGGGTTTGACCGCTTTCGACGACGTTGGTAAGTGGTTACACCGTGTTGGTTTAATAAGTGTGGCCCGGCAGAACGGCAAAAGCCTTTTGAGCAGCGCGGTTATAGGGCATTGGCTTACTAAAGAGGCCGAGCACCGAGGCCAGCCGCAAACGGTAATTAGCGTTAGTCATAAGTTGGATTTAACGGCCGCGCAATTTAGTTACTTAGCGCCAATCATGGAAGCCAAATTTGGTGCCGAGGTAAGTTGGTCATACGGCCGCCAAAAGCTAACAATGCCGAATGGCAGCGTGTGGCATATTCGAGCAGCTACCCCGGCAGCGGGTCACGGTTACAGCGCCGACCTAATTACAGCCGACGAGGTATGGCAAATATCTGAGGCCGCCATTGACGACGGTTTACTACCGTCTCAACGTGCACGTAAAAACCCTTTGTGTTTACTTGTGAGCACGGCGGGTACGCAAGAAAGCACCGCGCTATTGCGTTGGCGTGACCAAGGGTTACGGGCGATAGATAGCGGCAAACAAACCACGTTGTATTTTGCCGAATTTAGCCCTAGCCCACAATTAGACCCAATGACGCCCGAGGCATGGGAGTACGCCAATCCCGCACTTGCTGGCGGCCTCATTGACCTAGACGTAATTGAGGGCGAAGCGCTAGGCCCTAACCGCTCGGCGTTTTTTAGAGCGTCTGTAAACCTTTGGCAAGCCGTAACAACGGGTTGGCTAGAAATTGGCGTGTTTGACGCTTGCAAAACCGATACCCCGCCACCCCCCGGCGGAGTGTTGGCTATTGAAAGCTCAACGGACGAGGCCCGCTACACCGCCGTGCGCGCCGTACAAGCTGGCAACAAAACACACGTAACCGTGGCGTTTACCGCTAACAGCGTTGCCGAAATGTGGCGGCTAGTTGACACAGAAATAGAAAACAACCCCGGGCTACGCCTAGCAATAATCCCCGCGCTAGAGGTAAGTTGCCCGCCAGCGCTTGAGCGTCGCCGCACCATAGTTGGCTACCGTGAGCTACTTAAATGGACGGCCGCGGTGCGCTCAATGATTGTAGAAAACCGTTTACAACACAACGGCGAGCTACTACTAACGCAACACGTCGAGCGGGCCGTACTTATTAAACACAACGGAAGCGTTGCTTTATCCTCGACACGTAGCCCGGGCCCTATTGAGGCAGCGCGTTGTATGGTGTGGGCCGCGGCCATGGCAAGCCGCCCGCAACTTGTCGGTAAACCAATGATTATGGGCGCTAACCGCTAAAGTTTGTGTGGCGCTCGCTGGCCTTGCTTTCCGTCGGGGATTGCTCGCCGCCAGCGAGTGCCACCAATCCGCGCCTAAATATGGCACACTAAACGCATGGCTATTTTTACGCGCAAACCTGAACCAGCAACCGTTGTTAAAGCTGCTGCCGGTAGCAACGCTGGCGCCTCACAAATTGGCAACTTCTTTGCGTACACCGACGGCGTAAACCGTAGCCGTTTTATGCAAGTCCCAACCATTAGCCGTAGCCGCGACTTAATGGCAAGCCTTGTTGGCTGTCTGCCGCTTGTCATGTATAAAGAAATGTGGAACGGCGACGAAATGGAAAAAGTGCCTGAGGCTCCGCGCTCATGGCTACGACGCATTGACAAAGGCGTAACAAACAACTTTATTTTAAGTTGGACGTTTGACGACTTGTTTTTTTATGGCCGCGCATTTTGGTATATAACCGAGCGCACCGCCGACGGATACCCGGCAGCGTTTACACGTCTACCAGCCGCAATGATTACAACACAAGACCAAGCACAAGGTACTGGAGTATGGTTCGGCCCGTCTAAACAAATTTTGTTTCAAGGTTTACCAATTCGTTACGAGGATTGCGTACAGTTTTTAAGCCCAATTCAAGGTTTGATTTATACCGGGGCAACGTCAGTAGATACCGCGCTCAAGCTAGAGCAGGCCCGCAATCGCAATTCGAGCTCGCTGCAGCCGGCCGTGACGCTTAGGCAAACAGGCGGCGAGCCCATGAGCCCACAAGAGCTTGCCGACTTGGCAGCGGCCTACGACAGCGCCCGCTACGCGTCGGCCACGTGTGCCGTAAACGAATTTGTAGAGGTAATACCTAACAACGCAACGCCCGACAAAATGTTGCTCATTGACGCCGCCGAATATCAAGCAAAAGAAATTGCGCGCATTGCAAACGTCCCCGCCTACCTTGTTTCGGTATCTATCGGTAATTATTCATACGTCTCATCAAGTGAGGCCAGCCGTGACCTTTATACCTTTGGGGTTAAGCCATACATAGATTGCATACAAGAAACACTTAGCGCGGATAACGTGCTGCCACGTGGCACGGGTGTTATGTTTGACATTGAAAGCTATTTAGAAAACCAATACCAAGACAGCGCCGAACAAATGCCGGACATGGCAAACGAGGTAAACAATGCTTAGGTTAATCCCACAAGAATTAAATTTAGACGCCGCTAAAGGTGACGCGCTGCCACGTAGAACCTTGGCCGGTGTCGCCCTCGAATATGGCGTAGAGGCCGTCGTATCCGATGGGCAAAAAGTTAGGTTCGAAATGGGAGCACTACCGCTTGAGGGCAAAAAACCCAAAATGTACCTAAACCATGACAGCACTAGCCCAATCGGCTTGGTGACCGCTCGAGAGTTGGTAGGAAATACCGTCATGTTTGAAGCCAAGATAAGCGAAACAACTCTCGGCAACGAGGCGCTAGAGCTTGCAAAAGATGGCGTTTTGGACAGCGTTAGCGTAGGCATTTTGCCCGTCGAGTTTAGTTTTGACGAGGCTGGCACCATGGTTGTAACTAAGGCCGATTGGCAAGAGCTCAGTTTGTTGCCCTACGGCGCTTTTGAGGCGGCCAAGGTGCAGCGCGTCGCGGCGAGTATCCACCAAGAGCCCGACGAAATAGAGTTAAATAATACACAAGACGAAAACGAGGAGTTAACCGAAATGGAAAAGACCGTAGAAACACCAGCCGTTATTGAGGCCGCAACCGTGCAAACCATTTATGCACAGCCGCGCAAGTTGCGTTTGCCAAGCACGTCGGAATATATTGCTAGCTACGTACGTGGCGGCGCCGACTTTGCACAGCTCAACGCAAACATTAAGCAAGCAGTTGTCGAAGCTGCACCCGGCGTTGCGCCGTTTATAAATACTGAGTCCACACCCGGCATCCTGCCCGAAATTATTACCGGTTCTGTTTATGATTCGCTTAACCCAATAAGGCCGTTTGTCAGTGCAATCGGGACTAGGGCAATGCCAACAGCTGGCGCAACTTTCCGCCGTCCAGTAATTACAACTCGACCAGTTGTTACACAACAAGCCGCACAGTTTGACCAGTTGAACGCGTCAACCGTTGTAGTTTCAAACAACGACGTTTCAAAACTAAGTTTCGGAACATTTGTTACCGTTTCCGAACAAGACTTGGATTGGTCAGACCCATCAAGCATTGACATCATTTTGAACCAGCTCGCAATCGCTTACGGCCAAGCAACCGACAACTACGCCGTAGACACTTGCCATGCAGCAATCACACAAACTTCATCGGTAGCAGATACCGCTAAAGGTGCAGATTGGGTAGCAGCAATTTACGAGGGCGCCCGTCAAATTTCGGCAAACTCTAACTACTTGCCAACGCACATGTTTGTAACGCCTGCAAGTTGGGCCGCATTGGCCAGCTCGGTAGACGATTCCAACCGTCCAGTATTTCCGTACACCGGCGCACCAAACCTTATGGGTCAAAACGCTGCCGGCAACTCGGCGGCTACTTCATGGAACGGCAATCCGCTTGGCTTGGTACTTGTTGTTGACAAGAACGCACCGGGCTCATTCATGGGACACGCTGCCGGCCCTGCCGCTGGTTTCGAATTCTACGAACAGCAAAAGGGTGCAATTAGCGTTGAAGTACCAGCTACCTTGGGCCGCACGATTGCTTTCCGTGGTTACGCTGCCGCTTTCATGGCAGACGCCACCAAGTTCGTCAAGTTCGTCTGATAGCCGAAAGGTAGGCCAACTATGGCCGCTTACTCGGTCACACAAAAGTACTTAACCGACAATTACGCGGTTTTAGTATTACAAACAAACGCCGACCCGCTCGAGGTTGGGCAGTCTGTAGTTATTAGCGGCGTTGACGCGACGTTTAACGGCACGTATCTAGTAGCGGATTTGCCGCAATACTATTTTACTGGCGTAGACGAGCAAGGTTTTTTTACTTACGACTACCAGCTACCAATACAAAACCAAGTGCTTTACGCGCGTACAGCCGACAACGTGCAAATTGTGGCAGCTACCGGGACTCTGACAACTACGCCCACGTGCACGTGGGTAACACTCGACAGCCAAGTAGAGGATTGGTTAGGCATAGGCACCGCTACAGCGGCCGACGCCACGTTTTTAACGCAATGCCGCACAAGTGCAAACGCTGTTTGTTACAAGCGACGCCAGCAAGCCGGGTACGTCGACAGTTTGACGACCTCACCGAGCGCCGCGGTAACTCTCGGGACGGTGGCTTATGCAGGCTTTTTGTATAGGCAACGTGGTAGCGCTGGCATGGATTACGCGTCGTTTGATGGTATGACTACTGGCGGCTCAACAGGCTTTAGCCCAATGGTTAAACAGCTGTTGGGTATTGACCGCCCCGCGGTGGCCTAATGCCCGTACCCGCATACACCGACCTTTTTAACGTTGCGTTAGACGATTTGACAACGACGCTAACAAGCATTACGGGCATGACTGTCACGAATGACCCGCGGAACATTAACCCGCCGTGCGCGTTTATAGACGCCCCTAGCTTTGTGGCGTTTAACTTTAACATTGTTGAAATTACCTTTCCTGTACGGCTTATTACCCTTGGCCCGGGCAACCTAGACGCGCAACGCTCGCTAATGAATATGGCAGCTTTACTACTTGCCAAAAACGTGGCGGTTACTGGCGGCCGCCCAACGGTAGCGGTGTACGGTGGGGCCGAGTACGCCGCCTATGATTTAACTATTGACTTGAAAGCGAGTACCACAGCATGAGCAAATACACCGTTGTTAGCCCTCGATTGGGTACACCGGGCGCCGAATTTGACGCCGACCTAGCCGTAATGCGCGGGGCTAATCTTGAAGCGTTGCTTGCTGGCGGCTTTATTAAAGTATCCGCACCTAAGCCCGCAAAAAATGCTAAAAAAGACATAGACACAAACGAGGAGTAACCCCATGGCCACAACAACTTACCTAAGTAACCCGGACGTAATTATTGCAACGGTTAACTTGCGCGACCAGTGCACCGCCGCAACGCTTACACAAACCATTGAGGCGCTCGAGTCCACCGCATTTGGTGACGTTGCCCGTTTCATGTCGCCCGGCTTGCAAAACAACGAGCTAACCCTGACGTTGTACATGAGCTACGCCGCAACAGAAACATACGCAACGCTCGCCGCCCTTGTCGGTACGCAAGTAACCGTAATTGTGTCGCCAGCTGCACCAGCAACGCCCGGCACCTACTCGGCAACTAATCCCGGCTTTACTCTGACAGGCACCTATCTAGAGTCTTTGCCAGTCATTAACGCAACCATGGGCGAATTGTCAACCATTGACATTACGTTTACTGGCGGCGCTTACACCGTAGACGTTTCCTAATAACGGCCTCAACACGGCCCGACACGAAAGAGGCAAGTTATGCAGCTAACCCTAAAAGTTGAATTACCCGAAAACACGTACACGGTTACAACCAACCTTTACGTTGTTGTGGCATGGGAGCGCAAATTTAAACGCAAGGCGTCCGACATGGCCAATGGCATTGGCATAGAGGATTTAGCCTATTTGGCGTTTGAGGCGTCTAAGTTAAACAAAATTGTTGTACCGGCAGAGTTTGACAACTTTATTAAACAGCTTGTCAACATTGAGGTTGTCGAGCAAGAGCAACCAAGTTTTACCGAAGCGGCACCTACAGACGCCAACTAGCCGAGGTGCTAGTAGCTGTCGGTTGGTGGCCGCCTAATATCCCGTTTGAGCTACAAGACTTGCAGACGGTGGCTAAAGTGTTGACAGAGGCACACAAAAAAAGGTAGCGACGCTATGGGCATAACCGGACAAATTGACGTTTACGGGGTGCAAAACGCGTTAAAAGAGTTAAACGACATAGACCGCAAAATTAGACGGCAAGTAACTAAAGACATTAAAACCGTTGGCAATCAAATTGTGCAAGAAGCGCGAAGCATGGTGTCTACACAATCGCGTAGCAACGGCGCCCCGCTATCCGGTATGCGTCGAGGCTCGCTTATTCGTGGCCGTGAGGCGGGTTGGAACATATCCGAGGTGCAAGGCGGCTTTAACGTGCGCGTAGGTGTACGAGCCTCTAAGGAACGCTACGTAGATTTTGACCAAGGCGGCTACACCCGGCAAGTTGTTTACGGTGCCAAGCCATACCGTTTAATGGTGGTGCAACAAAAGAGTTTTGCGGGCGCTATCTATGACCACGCGGGCTCGGGCATTAGCGGAGTACGCAACACGGCGTTTATAGCCAACCTAAAAAAAGAGGTAGGCGACGCCCCACGTGTTATTGACAAGGCCGTGGAAAGCAACCGCCCGGCAGTAACCGCCGAGCTACTAAGCATTGTGGGTAAAGTTATGCAACAGACAAACCGTAATTTGGTGGTATCCCGTGGCAATTAACATACCGATTTTAACGAGCTTTAGTGGCAAGGGTGTTGCCGACGCTCAACGCGAATTCAAAAGCCTTACGACAACAACCCAAAAAGCGGGCTTTATTTTGCAGCGCGCATTGCTACCAGCTGCCGCCGCTATCGGCACCATAACCCAAGTTATTGCCCCGGCTATTCGTGCGGCCTCGGATTTTGAGGAAGCAACCAGCAAGGTAAACGTAATTTTTGGGCGGGCGTCCAAGAGCGTTAAAGACTTTGCCAATACGGCCGCTCGAGAGCTTGGCCAGTCTAAGCAATCGGTGCTCGACGCTGCCGGTGCTTTCGGCACGTTCGGTAAAGCTGCCGGGTTAGCTGGCGAGGATTTGAGCACGTTTACAACCGACTTTGTAACTCTGTCTACTGACCTAGCCTCGTTTAACAACACAACCCCCGAGGAAGCTGTACAAGCCATTGGCGCGGCGCTACGTGGCGAAGCAGAGCCTCTACGTCGTTTTGGTGTGTTGCTTAACGACGCCACTCTAAAAGCCGAGGCAATGAAGCTTGGCATTTACGACGGCAGCGGTGCGTTAACAGCACAACAAAAGATTTTGGCGGCACAATCCGCTATCTACAAACAGACAGGCGACGCGCAAGGCGATTTTGCTAGGACAGCCGACGGGCTAGCAAACAAGCAACGCACCCTAAGCGCGCTGTTTAAAAACTTTCAAATACAATTAGGGCAGCAACTACTACCAGCGGCAACCGATTTTGCTAACGGCCTAGTAAAAATTAACGACGCATTTAGCGCTATGCCTACCCCGGCAACTAACGCCACGGTAAAGGTAGGCAAATTTGGCAAGTTAATTGGCGAGCTCATTAACCCTATTTCGTTGTTTGTTAACGGCTTGCAGGCTATTGGCTCGGGCTATTTTGACGCCGAGCAAGAAACAGGCGCATACAACAAGGCGCTTGGTTTGTCGGCCCAACAGCAAATGCGCGTAGCGGACGCTGCCGGTGTATTTAATTCTAAATTTAAAGAGACAAAAGACAACGTGGGCGGCGCTAAAAAAGAGGTGGAAAGTTTTGCCGAGGCGCTTAAAGAAAAACTTACCGAGGCAGTAGACACCGCTAAAGACAAGCTGGCCGAGGCCCAAGGCGAATTTAACGATTTTGCCACCAAGGTAAGCGACGCCGTAAAGGGCGCCCTCAATTTCAACGCCGCGCTTGAGGCTGGCGACTACGGGTTTAAAGGTTTTTTGCAGGCGTTACGTGACCAAGTAAAGGGCGTTGTCGAGTATTCCACCAACTTAGGTAAAGCCCTAGAAATGGGCCTTTCGCAAGAGGCCTTAGGCTACGTATTAGAGGCTGGCAACGTTGCTGGCGCCGAGATAGCCCTAGAGCTTGTAAAGGGCGGGCAAGCCGCTATAGACGAAACTAACGCGCTTGTAGAGGCCGCACAACGGGCAGCGGACAAGGTAGGCATACAAGCCGCTAACAAGTGGTACAAGACAGGCGTAGACCAAGCTCAATTTATTGTTAACGGCCTTGAGGCAGAGCTAACCAAATTAACGCCAAAACTTATGGCCAAAATGGACGAGATAGCCGCAAAAATGAAACGCACGGTCAACATCGACGTAACCGTAACCGAGCGCGTAAACCGCATTGTTTCCACTATTAGCAGCTCGATACCTAAAATGGCGGACGGCGGCATAGTGACCGGGCCAACGCTTGCCATGATTGGCGAGGCAGGCCCCGAGGCTGTTATCCCATTATCGCAAATGGGCAACATGGGCGGTAGCGGCGTAACTATTAACGTGGCTGGCGGGTTGTCTACCAGCGCCGAAATAGGGCAAAGCGTTGTTAACGCATTGCGGGCCTACTCGCGCACCGCTGGCCCGCTACAACTAAACGTGGCATAACATGGCTGTTGCTGTAGTCCAATCGGGCAATTATGACCTACAAATAGCCACAGGGTTCCAGCTCAACGCGTTTACGCTCGATGACAGTACGCGCGGGGTGCTCAACAATACCGAGTACGTGTTAGACGGTGTAGGCGAATTTGCCAGCGTTTTAGATGGTGCGCTAAACGTAAACGTGCGACGTGGACGACGCGACCAAGGCGACACGTTCGGCGCTGGCACCATGACCTTTACGCTCGACGACACGTTGGCGTCTGGGGTATTCAATCCGTTTAACCAAGACAGCCCATTTTTTGATACCGCCAACGCGCAACCCGGACTAGCGCCAATGCGCGAGGTACGCCTATTGCGTTACGACACCCTTGGCAACCCCGAGTACATTTTTAACGGCTACGTTGTCAACTACGACTACAACTTTAGCCTTGGCGGCAACGATACCGTAGAGGTTTATTGCGCCGACCAATTCTATTTGCTAAGTCAAACCGTTTTAGACGAGCTCAACGTAACCCCCGAAACCTCGGGCGAGCGCATAGAAACGGTGCTTAACTTGCCCGAAGTTGACTTTCCAATAGCGGCCCGAAACATTGCTACAGGCACCGTAAACCTCGGCCATGACAGCGCTTACACCGTGCCAGCGGGTACCAATGCACTTAGTTACTTAAGCCAAATTAACGACACCGCCGAATTTGGGCGGCTTTTTATGTCAAGGGCAGGCGTTCTAACTTTTCAAAACAGAATAGGCAACACGTTGGCGGGCAGCTCGGCCGATTTCCACGACGACGGCGCACCCAACACCCTTAAATTTACTGGCGTAGGCATATCGTTTGAAGCCGACCAAGTGATAAACCGCGCCGTAGTCACCGGGCTAGACGACAAAACCGCTACCGCTATAGACGCTGGCAGCATTGCCACGTACTTTATACAAACCACCAACATTGGCAACAGCCTTTTACATGAGCAAACAGCCATAGACGACGCCGCCGACTACCTACTAAACGGCCAACCCGAGGCCCGCTACACGTCAGTAGAAACGACGTTTACCGTCCTAACAGCTGCACAACGCGACACGGTAGCAACCCTCGAAATTGGCGACACAATTACCATAGAAAAGACATTTCAAACAGGCAACACAAACAGCGAGCTAGCGCAAGAGCTAGCCATCGAGGGCATAGAGCACCGCCTAAATTTTGCCACCGGGCACAGCGTCCTAATTAGTACCAGCCCTACGGTAATTGTGTACGAATTTATTTTGGACGACGCCATTTACGGAATTTTAGGAATAACCGACCCGCAACCCGTTTTAGGATAAAGTACCCAATATGGCAACAACCCCGTACCCTTTTGCAAGTGGCGCCGTTTTAACGGCCAGCCAACTTAACTCAACATTTAACGTACCAATTAACGCACAAACCGCTAGCTACGTGCTAGTGGCTGGCGACGCCGGCAAGCGCGTACAAATGAACGCGGCAGGCGCAACAACAATTACCGTTAACAACTCGCTATTTCAAGCGGGAGACAATCTCTTTATACAAAACATTGGTGCCGGCACTTGCACAATTACGGCCGGTACGGCAACGGTTACTACCGCTGGCTCACTTGCGTTGGCACAATGGGGAGGTGGCACGCTTTATTTTACTAGTGCTAGTGCTGCTGTTTTTTTTAGCGGTTCGGGTAGCCCTTATGGAACAGCAACAGGCGGAACTTCGTCAAGCATCACGGTTGGCGGCTTAAATTACACGTTGCTTACTTTTACAAGTAGCGGAACACTTACGGTTACAAAGTCGGGCATTTTTGACGTCGGAATTATTGGAGGCGGTGCAGGTGGTAGTGCTAGGCAAGATTTGGCAGTATCAGGCGCGGGCGCTGGCGCTGGCGGTCTACTAATTGCTACTGTTTATTTTACGGCTAACGCGACTTTGACTGTTGGCGCTAAAGGCATTGGCGCAACAAATGGAACAAATTTTAGTGGTGGTTCGGGCAGCCGTTCAGCAATTGTTACTACTGCTGGCGAAATTATCGCGGGCGGCGGCGGTGGTGGTGGCAACGCTACAGGTTTGAATGGCGCATCGGGTGGCGGTGCTTGGGCTACTGGAACGGGCGGTTTAGCAATTTTCGGCACACAAGGTAAAGCAGGCGGAAACGGCCCCGCAGGTATACAACGCGGCGCCGGTGGCGGCGGCGGCTATACCGCTGCGGGTTCGGCAACCGCAACAACTACGGGCGGCGCAGGCGGCGCAGGTTATGACATAAGCGCATTTATTGCGGGTTCGTCCACTTTTGTTTCGGCTGGCGGCGGTGGTGCAGGTGCAACGGGCGGCGCAGCAGGTTCGACCGGCGCAGGTGCAGGCGGTAGCAATACGACGGCAGGCGGAAACGCAACTACCTACGGTTCAGGCGGTGGCGGTTCAGAAAATGCCAACGGTGGAAACGGTCAAGATGGCGTAATTTATGTGAGGTTTAGATAATGAAAACATACGCGGCAGAAATCAGTACGGGTATCGTTAGCGAAATTATTGTGGGCGATTATGTTTGGGCCAACGAAAACCTTGACGGTGATTGGGTTGACTGCACCGACGACGGCGAGCTAATTGCATGCATTGGTTACACCTACGACGCTACTACTGGAACATTTACACCACCGCCAAACCCGACTCTAGAGGCGTAATGCGATGGGCAAAGTATGCGGCGCTGCTTTTTATGGTTGCAGTTATAGCGGCGGTGCTTAATGGGTGCACAATTTCTAAACAAAATACTACGTACCAATGTTTTACAAAAGCGAGTTGCGAAAATGATTAAAACACCTGAACAACAACACGCGGCACTTATAGTTTTTGTGGGCCGTTTGCTCGCGGTATGTTTTACTTTTACCGTATTTGCATTTATCTACGGAGTGCTTTTTGTAGACCAGCCTGAAAAACAGGCCCCTACAGACGCACAGCTCATTGACTTACTATCCACCTTGCTTGTGTTTCTTACCGGCACCCTTAGCGGCCTTGTGGCGTCTAACGGCCTTAAAAGCAAAACCTCACAGCCTGACCAATGACCGTCGCTAAAGCCAAGCCGGGTGTTGCTGGCGCTCGAGATTACATAGGCAACGCGGACGGGGCAGCAGCCGCGCCACGTGCCGGTATGGACGCGTGGATTAAATGCGCGATTAAATACAGCAACAAAAGTTTATGGAATAACGGCAGTTTTGGGCAGAGGGATATGAAAGGAAAACCGGGCAGCTTGTCGGTACATGCCACGGGCCGAGCCGTTGACTTGAGCTACCGCTACATGGCAGACAAAAACAAGGGTGTACCAACAGGTCGTAAAACGTCGCTTGAGTTTATAAACAAGGTTGTTGCCAACGCCAACGCGCTAGGCGTCCAAGCAATATTGGATTACTTTCCAAAACCTTTTGGCCGTGGCTGGCGTTGTGACCGTCAAGCGTGGAGTAGCTACAGCAAACCCGACATAAGCGGCGCCCCGGGTGGCGATTGGTGGCACGTAGAAATAACGCCCGCCATGGCAGACAACCCTGAAGCCGTCGAAGCCGCGTTTTTATTGGTGTTCGGGGATAATCCACCAATCGCGTAGCACCCTGCACTACCGTTGGACTACCGACGGAAAGCTAGAGGTACCTAATGACAGACGAGCTACAAACCTTTTTGTACGAGTGCTACATAACGACACTTGACAACGGCCAACAAGCCATGTTTCAACTATTCCGAGACGCCGAAACCACCAAGGTATTACACGCTCAACTAGCTTTCAAAACCTTGGCTAGCGGCTCGTGGGGCGTCCCCTACCAATGCGAGGTAAAACCATGATTACAGGCACCAAATTAGTAATAGGCATAGTTACAGCCCTTTTAGGGTTTGCGGCCACTACAAGCGCTCTAAACGCGCCTAATGACCAACCAGCAAGCACCATACCAAGCACCGTCTACGTGCCCTATTCCGTGCCGGCACCAACCACCACCGTAAACGTGGACAGCTGCACAATAGTTGGCACCCTGCTAGCGCTCGAGGGCTTACCAGTAGCCGAAATGGAAACAGCACTAAAGGTTGCTTATCGTGAGAGCCGTTGCACCCATGACGCTTTTAACCCAACAGACACAATGGGCGGCAGCGCCGGGTATTTTCAAGTTAACTATTTTTGGTGCAAACCCTCGACGTACTGGCCTACCGGATGGCTACAAGCCCAAGGCATTTTGGACGATTGCGCCCAACTATTTGACCCACAAATTAACGCCCGAGCCGCGGTAGCCATTTGGCGTAACAGCGGTTGGCTACCATGGAAAACAGCAAACTAAACCCGACACGAAAGATACCCGACATGAGCAACGAGCAATACCCTGAAATTGGCATAAGCGAAACAACGCGCAAAATGTTTACCATTTTGGACGACCTAGTAAAACCCGCACACGTGGAAAGGAAACACGCCCGGCACCTCTACCACTTAAAAGGCGAATTGCGGGCCTTACATACCGACATGGTGCGTATTGAAGACCCTCGAGCGTTTGTTATTGAGTTAGCAATAGAGGCGTTAGGCGGCGACGCGTGACCGACACGGGCACAATTAGCCAAGCCCAAAAGGATTACGCCAAATTTATTGCAGCACAACGCAAAGAGTGTGCCAACACGTTTAACAGCGAGCGAAAACAATTTAGGGCAGGCCGCGAAGCAATAGGCGCGTTAGGTGAGATTGTGTTTGCAGACCATTACCTACTCGAGCACCCGGGCGTAACACTTTTGGGCAGCGCGGAACACAACGCTTTACTTGGCGACGTGGACATTTACCAAGTTAAAACCACGGATTGCACCAACGACGTCGTAAGCCTTATTGTGCCGGGCGTAGAAATAGACCGCTACCCCAACAGCCCGTTTGTGCTTGTGCAGCTCTTATTGCCCGATACCTACAACCTTGTTGGCTGGCTATACGGCTGGCAAATAGCCGAGCTGGCTTGGCAACACGTCGAGCACGACGACAACAGCGGCGGTAGTTATTGGGTTAAAAGCTACAAACTATGGACAATGGCAGACTTACCAACCGTGTAGCAGCCTTGTGCTATAAATACAGTCCCGACTAGAAAAGGAAAACCCGACATGCAAGAAAAAGTAATTACACCAAATACGCAACTACAAAAAGTTACGTTGCTTGTTCAAATGACAGAATTTGAACCCGACGAAAACGATTTAGACGCCGGCGAATGGCTACTAAATGTGTTAATGAATTGCGCTAATCCTCACAAACCTTACGCGCATTATGGCGCCCAAGCATTTTTGAAAGCGGCACAAGTATTAAGCGTACAAAATTGCGAAGTGGTGGTATCCAATGGCCTTTAACATTGACAACTACGTAGACGTGCCAACCCGTTTAACGGAAGCACTAAAAAAATACCCGAACCTACGCATACAAGAAACCGACGCGCAAGTAGTCACTATGCCTGACGGCTCATGCTTTTACCGCTGCACCGTCACCGTGTACCGCGACATTGACGACGCACTACCAGCAATTGCTACAGCTGCCGAGCCATACCCGGGCAAAACGCCATACACAAAAAACTCGGAATTTATGGTGGGCATGACCAGCGCTTTAGGCCGCGCACTTGGCTATATGGGTTTCGGCGTTAACAAAAGCATTGCCAGCAGAAACGAGGTGCTAGCCCGCCAAGAGGACGACGGCGACGTAGTGCGCCCTGAACGTACTCGAGCGGTTGCCGGCTCAAAAGCGGTAGCCAATGACCAAGCACCGAGCGGCAACTTTGCGAGCGCTAAACAAATTAACTTTATTAAAGCGTTAGCCAAGGGCCGCGAATACGACGAGGGTGAGCTACTAGAAAAGCTGCACGAAATACTTGGCCGTAACGACGTGATACTAGAAACGCTTACAGCAAGTGACGCCACCAAAGTCATTGGAATAATGAAATGACCCGGTACAAGTCTAACTACAGCTACGCACAAGACTTACGCGACGTACGCCAACACAGCATGGAAACAGCCCGCAAATTGGCTGCCGAACAAGCGTTAGTCATGGAGTTAAACAACCGCATTGTTGAGCTGCAAGCCGAGGCAGACCGCTTACAAGACGAGCTAAATTTGGCGCACGAAGCATTGCGCCGCGCATTTAAGCCACAATGAAACTTACGCCCAACTTATTGAGCGAGCGCGAGTTTAAAAACTCGATTGTTGCGCTAGCCCGTGACCTCGGCTGGCTAGTCCACCATGACCTACCAAGCCAACGCGCTAACGGTAGTTGGGCTACAGCAACACAAGGCACCAGCGGCTTTCCTGATTTAGTGTTAGTGCACCCGGGCAACATGGTTACAGGCTTAAAGCCAATGGTTGTGTTTGCAGAGCTAAAGACACAACGAGGAAAGACAACAGCAAGCCAAGAACAATGGCTAACAGCGTTACGCGCTTGTGGGCAAATGGCGTTTGTATGGCGTCCTGCACAAATGCAAGAGATACAACAGCTACTATTCGGAACCTTTACCCACCCATCTAGTTAGACAATCGGCAAGCACCAAGGCCTACACCCCTCGCAAGGTGACAGGTATAAAACACGGTGACGTGGGTAGACCGACACGCCCCTAATTGGGTGACGTGTTGGGGCGGGCTGTAAACATAACCAGCCAAGTAATGCAAGGTAGACGGATTGAGGCAGCCCGTCGGGTAGAGCATTACCGCATTAGGCTTTAATCGCTCGAACATTGACATACCGATAACAAACCAACACAACCGAGGTAAACCCGACATGAGCAGCTACCAGCAACCACGACAGCAAGCCGCTTGCGGCGCGCTAGCCCAAGCGAAGCGCGGGAGTAGCAATGCCAACTAACAACAACAGCAAACAACGCAACCAAAAAGAATTCAAACACAATCGCTTAAAGGTGCTCGACAACGGCAACGCCGTGTGCCATTGGTGCGGAGTAAACCAAGCAACCGAGGCCGACCACCTTGAGCCGAGCGACGCCGGTGGAAGCAACGACATTTCTAATTTGGTGCCGGCTTGCAAACCGTGTAACGCTCGACGAGGCCAACAATACGCACAACAAAAACAACGCGCTAAAACCCTTACACCACAAGGATTTGCGGAACCCGTTTTTTTACAAACACAAGCGAAGCC